TTGTTTTTCCATGATGTAAGTAAATATAGCTCAGTCAAGCCATCCCCAAAGTAACTAATTCAGAGCATTCTGCTAATAGAGTGCTCGATAGTAGGGATTTCTTTATGGGCGCCCGGCGGGTGGATACTGATTTTTTAGCAGGAAATTCTAATTCCAACTGTTTCCAGCCTGGAAACAATTCAGCGCCGGTTATCGCCGTCTGTTTGTATTAACCATGACATAGCTTCCTTTTCTATCGAGTGTACAAGCAGAGTCAAAAATAACTAATACCCCTGGATGCAGGCATATGTTAGCAACATCAGCTATAGGTAGGCGAAGCGGTGTGACAGCCGGAGAGACGGCTCATTATTAAGATATTTGTAGGATTATGTGAATACTGAATGCGGGAGAGCGAAATGAATAAAGTGAATAACAATAACAACGGAAAAATAATTGAGTTGCGGGTCAATGGTGCTTCTTTGTGTTACTTGAATACAAAGTCGGCAATATCAATTGATTACTTGTTTTTTCTTAAATCGGTAGTAGAGACCCTATCGCTTGATAGGACCTCGCTGGAACATGAGGCTAATTTGGTTGGAAAAACCATAAACCATAATCATGCAGCATTTGCAGCAATCAAAGATCCCAAAGCTCTTTGATAAAAGAGTCAACACGAATTGTATTGCTACCGTTAGAGGCTTTTAAATAAAAATTAACCACATTATCGGGTAAATGAGTGTTCCACTTACTGAATGAATGGTGCGGAAAATATTCCCTAAAAATAGATTCAACCGCATTCTCTCCGGTACCAAGATTAGGGATCATGCGACACTGCAACAGGCATTTAGCAATTAATGTAGATTTCAGCATATTTGTTCATCTTGTTGGTTATAGGGACTAGCAAGGATACCACTTCACCTGATGTTTTCTAATTTTCTAAGCTGGCTCATGTTGAAGTAGTTATTTCAATAGTGGCTACGCTAATACTGATAATTCATATCGAGGAATAAGCATGAAAGATAAATCGCTAGACACTGAAACATATACAGTCAGCGTTGGTGTTAACGTAAACAGCAGTGAATTGGATAAAACGGAGGCACAACTTAAGCGTATCAATGAACTTATTCAAATAAATGCTAATGCGATTATTGAAAACGCAACAATGACCGCCGCAAGCATAAGAGAACAAGATGAACGTTTCAGTAAAGTTATCCGGGAAATAGTTCAAGATGAGATACATAAGTGGGCTATGCGGGAGAGTCAGATAGGCGGTCGGCTCTCAAAGTGGTGATGATATGCCAGCAAGGATACCTCGCGCTTGCCGCAAGCGTGGCTGCGCACGTACAACAACAGATCGTTCTGGTTACTGTCAGCAGCATATCAATACTGGCTGGGAGAACCACCAGCGGGGCAAGAATCGACACGAACGCGGCTATGGTAGTCAGTGGGACGCGATACGCCCACGCATATTGAAGCGTGATAAGCACTTGTGCCAGGACTGCTTGCATCATGGCCGGGCTGTCACCGCTACCACGGTTGACCACATCATACCCAAGGCACACGGCGGTACTGATAGGGATAGTAACTTACAATCATTATGTTGGTCTTGTCATAGACGCAAGACAGCAACGGAGAGAATGAGATGACACAAGATGAGCAAACACTACTCATGTTTAAAGGCTTGATTGCTTCATTGCCTGATGAGAGCCGCAAGAACTATGAGCAATGTATTAAGATAGTTCGGCAGCTATTGGTTGACTATCCAACCGGTGAGGCTTTGATTGCAATAGGTATCATTGGGGCAGAACAGCAAATGAAAGGCAACTGGGGACAAGGTTAGTTAATCAGTTTCATATGAGACGATTTCACCGGGGTAGGGGGGGGTGAAATAGCTACCCCTCTCGCCTTACGGGACTGCCGCCTCAGTCGAATTTTTATCGCCGCGAAAAATGAAATTTAATCCGGGAGATAAATCCGCCAATTTCAGTGTCATTTTCCTTGTATTTTTATCCCCTTTTTGGAGATTTTTTATTTATGGCTGGAACGGCTGGCAAATCAGGACGTCGCGCAAAGCCAACCGCCCGAAAAGCATTAGCCGGCAATCCCGGTAAGCGTGCCCTGAATAAAAATGAACCGGTTTTTACTCCGCTTAAGGGGGTCTTGCCGCCTGACTGGTTTGCAGAAAACAATCTCAACCTGGCGATCACCATGTGGGAGATCACGGTTAAAGAATTATGCGGGCAAGGCATCATTTGTCTGACGGATTTAGCCGTGCTTGAGCGCTGGTGTGTGGCTTATGAATTCTGGCGTCGGGCGGTAATGAATATTGCTATGCAGGGGAATACGGTCACCGGTGCGACGGGTGGACTGATAAAAAACCCGGAGTTAACAGCAAAAAAAGAACAACAGTCAGAAATGGATACTACCGGCTCAATGCTGGGGTTAGATCCCAGCAGCCGACAGCGGTTAATGGGTGCTGCGGGTAAGGCTAAAACAGAGAACCCGTTTATCAGGATCATCACATCATGAGTCGAAAATCTTATCCCAATGTTAATGCTGCCAGTCAATATGCTCGTGATGTTGCCCGTGGAAAAGTTATAGCCTGTCAATATGTTATTGATGCCTGTCAGCGGCATATTGAAGATTTATCCCAAGAGAAAAATAAAAAGTTCCGCTACCGGTTTGATAAAGACTTAGCAGAAAAAGCCGCCCGGTTTATCCAGCTTCTCCCACATACAAAGGGGGAGTGGGCGTTTAAACGGATGCCGATCACGCTGGAACCCTGGCAGTTATTTATTGTGTGCTCGGCGTTTGGCTGGGTTCATAAAGGTACAAAGCTGCGGCGTTTCAGGGAAGTGTATACAGAAATTCCCCGTAAGAATGGAAAATCAGCGATTTCGGCGGGTGTCGCTTTATTTTGTTTCACGTGTGATGATGAGTTCGGCGCCGAAGTTTATTCTGGTGCCACAACTGAAAAACAAGCGTGGGAAGTCTTCAGACCGGCCCGGTTAATGTGTAAGCGTACCCCGTTGTTGACCGAGGCGTTCGGTATTGAAGTGAATGCCAAAAACATGAACCGTCCCGAAGATGGCGCGAGATTTGAGCCACTAATCGGCAATCCGGGCGACGGGGCCAGCCCGCATTGCGCCATTGTGGACGAATACCACGAGCACGATAGTGATGCACTTTATACTACTATGTTGACGGGGATGGGTTCCCGTCGTCAGCCGTTAATGTGGGCGATTACCACAGCCGGTTACAACATTGAAGGACCGTGCTATGACAAGCGGCGTGAAGTGATCGAGATGCTTAACGGTACCGTACCTAACGATGAATTGTTTGGCATCATTTATACTGTCGATGAAGGGGATGAGTGGACAGACCCGGACACACTCAGGAAAGCCAACCCCAACATGGGGGTTTCTGTCTATGCGGATTTTCTCCTGAGCCAGCAAACCAGGGCAAAGAATAATGCGCGTCTGGCGAACGTCTTCAAAACCAAACACTTGAACATTTGGGTATCAGCCAGGGCAGCCTACTTTAATTTAGTCAGCTGGCGTGCGTGCGAAGATAAGACCCTGACGTTAGAACAGTTTGAAGGTCAGCCCTGTATCCTCTCTTTCGACCTGGCGAGAAAGTTAGATATGAATTCAAAGGTCAAACTTTTTTATCGTGAAATAGAGGGGAAAAGGCATTATTACTGTATCGCGCCCAAATTTTACGTGCCGTATGACACGGTATATAGCACTGACACAGATCAACAACGCACGGCGGAACGCTATCAAAAATGGGTGAATACCGGGCACTTAACAGTGACAACCGGGGCTGAGATTGATTATCGGGTTATTCTTGAAGACGCTAAAGCCGACAACTTAGAAAATCCGGTAGAAGAGTCCCCGATAGATCCCCATGGGGCGACGAATCTTTCTCACCAATTGGCTGATGAACAATTAAATCCAATCACGATTATCCAAAATTACACCAACATGTCAGATCCCATGAAAGAGCTGGAGGCGGCGATTGAAGCCGGGCGCTTCCATCACGACGGGAACCCGATCATGACGTGGTGTATGGGTAATGTTGTTGGCAAGTATCTGCCGGGTAACGATGATGTGGTTCGTCCCATTAAAGAGCAATCAGAAAATAAAATTGACGGTGCGGTAGCGCTGATGATGGCGATTGGTCGGGCTATGTTAAATGAGCCTTCGGACTTCCTTTCCTCTCTCGATCCTGACGAAGAATTATTAATGCTATGAAACTACTGATTATAGACCTGTTGGGGCTAACCGGCTTTGGCTTACTCACATTCGGGCTTTACCTGCAATATGGCACGGCTATTGCTTTACAAGCGGGAGGCTGTGGACTGTTGGCATTTGCCCTAACCGCAGCATGGAGGAATAGGCGTGTTACTTGATGTTATTTTCCGTAGTGAACCGTTGGAAAATCCGGCTAATCCGATCACGGGCGAAAGTCTTGATGAGGGTTTTAGGTCCGGTGATGTCTATGTCAGCCCGGAAACCTCACTGAAATTATCGGCGGTTTACGCCTGTATTTATGTATTGTCCTCTAACGTGGCTCAAATGCCACTTCATGTGATGCGTAAAACGGGTAATCAGGTAGAACAGGCGCGCGATCACCCGGTTTTCTACTTGTTACACGATGAGCCGAACGAGTGGCAGACAAGCTACAAATGGCGGGAGCTGAAACAGCGCCATATCTTAGGATGGGGCAACGGTTATTCGTGGATTAAACGCAGTCGCCGGGGAGAAGTGACTGCGATAGATGCCTGTATGCCGTGGCAGACTACGCTGATTAATACCGGCGGTCGTTATACCTACGGTGTGTATAACGAGGAGGGCAGCTTTGCCGTGAGTCCTCACGATATGATCCACCTCCGTGCTTTAGGCAATAACCAAAAAATGGGGTTGAGTCCTATCCTGCAACACGCTGAAACTATTGGCATGGGCATGAGTGGGCAGCAGTACACCAGTAACTTTTTTGGCGGTAATGCTCGCCCCGCAGGGATTGTTTCAGTAAAAGGTGAGTTGAATAAAGATTCTTGGGGACGACTAAAAGAGATGTGGAAAAAGGCGGCGCAGGCGCTTCGCAGTCAGGAAAATAAAACGTTGCTGCTCCCTGCTGATCTGGATTACCAGGCGCTGACGGTTTCCCCTGTAGACGCGCAGTTAATTGATTTAATGAAACTGAACCGGTCACAGATTGCCGGGATTTTTAACGTTCCGGCGCACATGATTAATGACCTGGAGAAAGCCACGTTCTCCAACATTACCCAGCAGGCCATTCAATTTGTTCGTTATACGATGATGCCGTGGGTGACTAACTGGGAGCAGGAATTAAATCGTCGCTTGTTTACTCTCGCAGAGCGCAAAGCAGGGTATTACGTTCGCTTTAATCTGGCCGGACTGCTTCGGGGTACACCCCAAGAGCGGGCCAATTTCTATCATTTTGCTATTACTGACGGCTGGATGAGTCGCAATGAGGCTCGCGCGCTTGAAGATATGAACCCGGTAGACGGGCTGGATAAGATGCTGGTCAGCGTCAATGCGGCCAATCCTGTCAACACAGATCAGGACAAAGAGGAAAAACAGAATGAGTGACAGAGAAACCCGCTGTTACAGCGGTGAGGTACGCGCTGAACAACAGGAGAATCAGCCCACGCGGATCGTCGGCTACGGTTCAGTTTTCAACAGCCGTTCTGAGCCGTTGTGGGGATTCAGAGAAATTATTAAGCCCGGCGCTTTTGACGAGGTACTGAATGATGATGTTCGGGGTCTGTTTAACCATGATCCTAATTTTATTTTGGGACGAAGCATATCAGGAACATTAACGGTATCGGTCGATGAGCGTGGACTGCAATACGATATTTCGGCCCCGGATACTCAGACTATCCGTGATCTGGTACTGGCTCCGATGCTGCGCGGCGATATCAATCAATCGTCGTTTGCGTTCCGGGTTGCCCGTGATGGGGAGAATTGGTACGAAGATGATGAAGGCATTGTTATCCGGGAAATTAGCCAGTTTTCGCGCTTATTTGATGTCAGCCCGGTGACGTACCCCGCTTACCAGGAAGCCGATTCCGGCGTTCGTTCACTGAAAGCCTGGCAGGAAGCGCGTCACAGCGGCGCGTTACAGAAAGCTATTAACCAACGTATGGCGCGTGAGCGTCTACTCACTTTATTAAATGTGTAGGACTGAGAAAATACCATGACGATGAAATTGCATGATTTAAAACAAAAACGTAATACCGCGGCGACTGACATGCGTGCCCTGCATGACAAAATTGGTGATAACAACTGGACGGATGAACAGCGTACTGAATGGGGCCAGGCAAAAGAGGTGTTGCAAAAGCTGGATGATCAGATTGCTCGCGAAGAAGAACTTCGGACTCTCGATCAGCAATTTATTGAAGAGACTCAGAAAGAACAGCGTCAGCAACTGAACAGTGATCCGGAAAGACAACAGCAGGAAAAACGCGCAGCCGCCTTTGATAAGTTTCTCCGACAAGGTTTTGGCGAATTGAACGCGGAAGAGCGAGCTGCGCTTCGTGAACTCCGTGCACAGGGTACATCTCCTGAGGAGAAGGGCGGTTACACTGTCCCTACTCAGATGTTGAATAAAATCGTTGATTCGATGAAAGCTTACGGCGGTATTGCCAGTGTTGCGCAAATCCTGACTTCTTCCAATGGGCAGGATATCACCTGGTCAACCTCTGATGGTACAGCAGAAGAAGGGGAGCTGTTAGGAGAAAATACTGCTGCATCAGAGCAAGATGTCGAATTTGGCACGGCGATTCTGGGAGCAAAAAAACTCACCTCTAAAATTATCCGTGTGTCTGACGAGTTGCTACAGGATAGTGGTGTTGATATTGAAGCTTATCTGGCGGGCCGCATTGCGCAGCGTATTGGGCGTGGTGAAGCTAAATATCTCGTCAAAGGAACTGGGGCAGGTACCCCGCTACAGCCGAAAGGCTTGGAAGTTTCCGTGACCGGGACGACAACGGCAAAAGCCGCGACGCTGGCCTGGCAGGATATTAATGGGTTAAAGCACAGCATTGATCCCGCTTATCGCAATGGCCCGCAGTTTAGGCTGGCATTTAACGATAATACGTTAAAAATTATCAGTGAAATGGTGGATACGCAGGGCCGTCCGCTGTGGTTGCCGGATATTGTTGGTGTGGCACCGGCTTCTGTGCTGAATGTCCCGTATGTCATCGATCAAGCGATTGCGGATATAGAGGCCGGCAAGAAGTTCATCTATTGCGGTGACTTTAACCGCTTTATTTTGCGTCGTATCACCTACATGACATTGAAACGATTGGTTGAGCGTTACGCAGAGTTTGACCAAACGGCATTCTTGGCATTTCACCGTTTTGACTGTGTATTAGAAGATACGGCGGCAATTAAAGCGCTGGTGGGTGCGGGTAAAAGCACGGCTTAAGAATCCCATATGTTTTCAATAACCGCCGCTGATGCGGTTTTTTTGTGCCCGTAATTCGGCAACGGGTTACGGGCTGGGTGATTTATGGTACCGACAATTGAAGAATTACGGGCGCAATGTCGCATCGATACGGATGAAGAAGATAACTTACTGACAACGTATGCAAAAGCCGCCCGTCAACGCGCTGAGAATTTTATTAACCGACCGCTTTTTGATGACCGTGTGCCTGATGATATGAGTGAAGGACTGGTTATCACTGAGGATATCAAGCTGGCGATCATGCTGGCTGTTGGGTTCTGGTATGAAAACAGGGAGCCTAAAGCGTTACCGGCTGGGTTCAAAAATTTATTAGAACCGTACCGATTTATACCCTTGTGAGAAAATAAATGATTGAAACAGGCAAGCTGCGTTTTCGTGTTGGTTTGCATCGTGTCACAACAGTTCGTGATCCGAAGACGGGTGCAGAAAAGACGGTCTCTGAGTTAGTCGCTACGGTTTGGTCGGGTATTGAGCCGATATCTAACCGAAAAATCAGGACGCTGGATCAACAACAGGTGGTTGAAACGCTATTGTTTACGCTGCGTCCGCGAAAAGATGTCGAAATTGACTGGCAAATAACCTGGAAAGGTCGCGTGTTTACCGTGCGTGCCGCAGACCGTACTAAACCTGACAAACTCCTTATTACGGCGGAGGCGGATGCGCGGCATGATCGAATATGACATTAAAGCCTCACTGGAAGAAATCACCGGATTACCCGCTTACCCGTTGCTACTTCCTGATAATCTTCAAGAAGGGGTGACCTACCAGCGCATCAGTGATCCGAAATTTGACACCGGTCTGGCGGTCACTTCGTTAGTCAACGCCCGGTTTCAGATAGCGATTTATCTCATTGATGATTATGCCCGTCTGCTTGAGCTGGATAGGACTGTCAGAAAGGTGTGGGAAAATATCACTCACGGCCATATCGGGCACTATCCCGTTCAAACAGTGACAAGAGGGGTTTTGCACCAGGATAAAACCGATCTGACAAAAGGCCGGGTGCAATATCGTATGACAAGGGATTTCATTATTTGTTATTCGGAGGATGCGCATGATTAGAGTGGAAGTTAAGGGGCTTAAAGAACTGGAATATGAATTAAATAAGCTGGGAGAGCAGGTAACAACAAAAATACTACGAAATGCAGGCCGGGAAGCATTAGCTGTCGTCAGAGATGATATGAAGGAGCATGCGGGTTATGACAAAACCAGCCCCGGACCGCATATGCGCGACAGTATCAAAATTCGCAGTACAAGCCGGATGAAAGATGAGAAATCACTGACAGTGATGACGCTTAAAGTGGGGCCGGGTAAAGCCCATCACATGAAAGCGTTGGCGCAAGAATTCGGCACATCAAAGCAAATCCCAAAACCCTTTATTCGCCCCGCCCTTGACTACAACAGAGCGGCCGTATTAAAGACGCTCGTGACAGAAATCCGCGCCGCGTTAAGTCGTTATAGCCAATAAATCAATATCTTGGAGTAAAAATTATGGCTGATAAATCTTCGCCAGAGTATGCCGTGTTGCCAAATGGCGCGGTCGTTAAATTTGGCAAACCGGGTGAAACCGTTGATGTAATGAAATCCCTCGTCAACTGTAAAGCACTGGGGGCCACAGGGTTAACGGGCAGTTTCATTGATTGCACCACCCTCATTGACAAGAATAAACAGTTTATTTCTGACATGCCCGAAGGACCGGAAAAAACACTGGGGTTCGTTGATGATCCTGAAAATGTCAATTTCACGGCTTTTCTGAATGCGGCTCAGCAACGTGAAACCGTGCAGTTCTATGTTGAATTGCCCAATAAACGCACGGCAACAATGATCTTGGCGTTGTCAGGCTGGGAAATGAACGAAATTACGGCCCCTGCCAGTGAAGTGATTCAAATCACCGTCAAGGGCAAGCAGAACAATTTAACCTGGGGCGTTGTTACCACCAAGCCAGCTACAAACGGAGGCAATCAATGAGTTTAAAAGCCGATCTTCTGTCACCCGTCAACAGCGCGAAAGCATATTCCTTGTTTGGCGCAAAAGTTTTTCTTCGCCGCCTCTCGGTGAATGAATTGTATTTACATGAACAAGCGCTGAAAGAGGCTGAATCGGACAATATGCAGGCCAGTATAGCGGGGGCCAAACTTATCTTATCAGCGATTACAAATGAACACGGTGATCCCGTCTTGCCCACTGACTTACCGTCCCCGGAAGAACTGCTGAATATTCACGACACGGTTTCTTTTATTGACGCGCTGAATACTGTCCAGAAGCATAGCTACGGGACAGTCGAGGAAGCTCAAAAAAACTGATTGACTCACCCGCCTTGCGGCTGATTTTTGAGTTAGCTGATAGGTGGGGTGAGCCAGATCCCCGCAAAATCGCCGCGTTGCCTGCCAATGTGCTTCGTCACTGGCAGGCATTTTTTATGCTGAATGCTCAGGAAAATGATTTAGGCACTGAACCGGTCTCTGTCAACTGTGAGGTTTCAGATGATATCACCGTGCAATGTAACGATGTAATGAGGGTTTTAAATGGCTGACGTGGCAAGCTTGGCGGTAGCGCTGCACCTCAATGCCGCCAGTTTTAAATCACAGGTGGTGGATGCTTACCGGGGCGCGGCTACTGAATCGAAAAAATTCAACACGCAGGCGCAGCAGGATTCATTAAATACCGGCAACGCGTTAGCCAAGATTGGGCGACAGGCTAAAAGTGCGGGCGTACAGATTAACCAGTTTGGCGGCAGCTTAAACCGCACCCAAACCGGGGTGGGTCATTTACGGTACGTGTTAGACAGCCTGGCGGCGGGGAGCAATGTGGCCGCCAGTTCACTGACCGGGGCGCTGGTACCCGCCATTGAAAAAACATTCGGTAATATTAATACGCTGTCTTTTTCATTACAGGAACAAAAACGCGCCGCGGCGGAAGTGGCGGCGCAGTCCATGAAAACCGCTCAGGCACAGATTGAACAGGCTCAGTCTGCGCGGACGAGTGCACAAAGCCAGTTTCAATTAGCAAAGCGCGCAAGAGATCAGGCCGTTGCCCAGCGTGAGCAGGCATTTGCCTTAGATGAGTACTACGACCGCCAGGTTGAAATCAATAAACAATATGGTGTCACCGCTAAGTATACCGAAGAGCACGCGAAGAATGCGCGCACCATCCAGGAAGCGAATATTGCCGAAGCCGCCGCTAAAGAGAAAATGCTGGCCGCCACTCATGCCGTTGTCGAAGCGGATAAAAGCGAGTCGGACGGTAAACGCAATCTGTTGGCCGCCACAAATCAGATGACAACCGCTAACCGGGAGCTTTCTTTTGGGGCTCGGGCCGCGGCGACAAGTACCCATTTGTTGCGCAGTTCACTGGCGTTGATAGGGGGGCCGGTTGGGGCTGTGGTGCTGGCAACGGTGGCCGCTTTTACTGCGTTGTGGTCACAAATTAAAAGCGCCGAGGAGCAACAAAAAGCCTTTAATGCGGCCATACTGAAAGGCGGCACAGGGTTGACAACGACCGCTTATGATCTCAAGCAATTATCGTTGTCGCTGGGCGGAACGGCCGAGGCAGTAAAATCGGTTACGGCAGCGGCCAGTGCCGGGTTTACGGGGGATATGTTGTCCCAGGTTTCGGCCCTCGGTAAAAGGCTTGAGGAAACAGGCGGCAGTGTTGATAGCTTGATCTCGCGTCTGGTCAGCATTGGCAATGAGCCCCTCAAGGCGCTGGAAAGCCTGACCAATCAGGCATGATGTTAGATGCCGCCATTGTTAAACAGATTGCCAATCTTGAGCGGGCTGGAAAAACGGAAGAAGCCAAGGCGCTTGCCAGAACTCAGACGCTCCAGGCGGAAAAGAAACAACACGAAGAATCACTCGCGTACAGCAAAAAACAGGAAGAACAACTTAAAAACTTAACGACACAATGGGGGTATCTGGCAACAGCAATAGGCACGACGAGCGCTATCCAGTTACAGGCTATGCAAGATGCCGAGCGGGAAAAAGTGTTAACCAAACAGGCAGAGGAAAATAAGCGGCGCCAGAAGGTAGTACAACAGCAACGACAGGATGCTATTGATTTAATTAAAACTGAAAACCAAATCACTGCGGCTGTCAATGCCGGTATAGATCCCCAAAAAGAACGCGCCCGCCTGACCAAGGAAATCAAAACGCGTCATGATGCCGGAAAAATGAGCGCCGAGCAGTATGCTCAGGCGCTTAAAGGTCTGGATAAGATGTACAGCGGCAAACCTAAATCGTTTACTGACAGTGAGGGGGTCAGACGCTTCAGGAGCTCAGGGAACAAACCGCGACATTAAAAGCCCAGGCTAGTGAGTCCGTTAATTTAACGGCGTCTCAGCGCAAACTCGTGGCATTTGAGCAGGAAATTGCCGGATTCAAAGGGAAAAGGCTGACGGACGGACAAAAAAGCCTGGTCGCAATGAAAGAAGAAATTGCGGCGCAGTTAAACCAAAATATTTTGCTGGAAAAAGCCAATGAACAGCGGGAGTTGGGTAAAAAGTTGCAGGAGCAAACACGGGATATGGTTGCCCGGACTTACTCGCTTCAACAGGACGCGGATAACCAGATTGCGCAAATGACGATGCCCTCGGCAGAGTATGATCAAATGATTGCCGAGCAACAAATCCGTGATGATTTTCGCCAGCGGCGCTGGCAGTTAGACAAAGAAGTCGCTGATAAAACCTCAGCTTTGTATGTTGAACAAACCGGCATCTTACAAAGTGAACAACAACGTCAATTAGATATTGTCAAAAATACCGCACAACAAAAAGCCGAGGTTGAGGGCAGTTTCTCCGCAGGCTGAAAAGAGGGTTTACGGACTGGGGGGAAAGTGCCAGCAACACTTTTGCTAATATGCGTGACATCTCCACGAAGGCCCTGGACGGCATGGCGAATTCACTGACGGAGTTAGCCGTCACAGGTAAGGCCAGTTTTGGCGATATGGCGAAATCTATTATTAAAGATTTGGCGAATATGACTATCAGAATGGCTATGTTTAATGCCGTTAAAGCGGGCATGTCTTTTTTGGGTGCCGGTATTGCGGGGGGTGCTGATACCGGTTCTGTTAATAACGCTTTCAGCGGCGGCGCTTATAACAACCTTTCATTCAACGCGAAAGGGGGTGTTTACCGTTCTCCCAGTTTGAGTGCTTACAGCGGTCAGGTAGTCAGTCAGCCGACATTCTTTGCGTTTGCTCAAGGTGCCGGGTTAATGGGTGAAGCCGGGCCAGAGGCCATCTTACCGTTAAAACGTGGCCCGGATGGTTCATTGGGTGTCAGGGCGTCCAGCTCCAATACACCCGCGGTCAGCGCTGCCCCGCAAGTCTATATCACCATCAATAATGAACAGACGGAGTCACAAGCTTCCCCAGGATGGGAGCAGTTTGGGCGCTCAATTGGTCAGTTTGTTGATGGCCGATACCGTGAGTTGCGCGATCGAGATTTGCGTCCGGGCGGCCCATTGTGGAGAAGGTAATCGAATGATTGAAACATTTAACTGGAGCCCCCGAACCAGTGCTGCTTCTGACGTGGGGTTTCGTATTAGAAAGGCTCAGTTCGGGGATGGTTACACACAAGTGGCCGGTGACGGTATTAATCCGCGCAGCCAAAAATGGGCATTATCATTTGTCGGTAACGAGGCGTATATCCGGGCAATTGTGGATTTCCTTGATCGCCACAGTGGTTACAAATCGTTCCAGTGGGCCCCGCCACTTTCTGATACTGGCCTCTATCGTTGCGACGCATACAAGCCAACCGCCCTCGGCGGCGGGAATTACTCACTGTCGGCTAGCTTCATTCAAGCCTATCACCCTTAGGAGCATCATTATGATCAATGCTGATGTGCAAAAATTAGAACCGGGCAGCACCCTTCGATTATATGAAGTTGACGGAACGGCGTTCGGTGCCGATATCTTAAGATTTCACAATGAGACCATTCCTTATACAGCACAAGAGTTGGCAGCAGCAGGCAGCAATAAGGCTGCATTACCGAAGAAATCCATCTGGTGGCAGGAGAAAGAGTACGGACCGTGGCCGGTTAATATTGAGGGCTTAGATATGTCAAGTGACGGGCAGTCCGCGCGGCCTAAGTTAACCGTTGCAAATATTGACGGGCTGATTACCGCGCTATGTCTTCAATTCGATGATATGGTTCAGGCAAAGGTGACGATCCATGATACTTTCGTTCACTACCTTGATGCAAAAAACTTCCCAGGCGGAAATTCAACCGCCGATCCCGAACAAGAAAGGGTTCAGGTCTTCTATATTGATAGAAAAGAATCAGAAGATGATGAAGAGGTGAAATTTGAGCTTGCGAGTCCCGCAGATTTGCAGGGGCTGAAAATCCCGACACGACAAATTCATTCTATTTGCACTTGGTGCGCACGTGGCTGGTATCGGACGGGAAAAGGTTGTGATTATGCCGGTACCCGTTATTTTGACGAGAACGACAACCCGGTTGATGACCCCAGTAAAGATAAGTGTTCGGGTCTGTTAATTGCTTGTCAGCTGCGCATTGGTAAAGAGGAACCGTTGCCGTTCGGCGGCTTCCCCGGCTCGGCATTAATCAGGCGGTAATATGCGTGACAAGACACTGAAAGCGATTTTTGCACACGCAGAATCAGAATATCCGAAAGAGTGTTGTGGGGTTATCGCTCAAAAAAGCCGGATAGAAAAGTATTTCCCGTGCCGGAACTTGGCAATAGAACCGGAGGAACAATTTCATCTTGATCCGGTTGACTATATCAATGCAGAAGATTGGGGAACAATAACAGCGATTGTTCATAGTCACCCGGACGCAACGACCCAGCCGAGTGAACTGGATAAAGCTCAATGTGATGCAACTGAATTGCCGTGGCACATTGTTAGCTGGCCCGAAGGGGATTTAAGAACTGTCCAGCCCCGCGGTGAATTGCCCTTGATTGGTCGACCTTTTGTACTAGGCCATACCGATTGCTGGGGGTTAATCATGGGCTACTTTCAGCAAGAGCACGGCATTGAACTGCATGATTATCGGGTTGATTACTGCTGGTGGGAAAATGGCGAAGAAAACCGCTATTTAGACAACTGGTATGAGTGTGGCTTTCGGGAGTTCAGCGGCGTGCTACAACCTGGGGATATGGTGATCATGCAAGTTTCTGCTCCTGTAGCGAACCATGCGGGTATTATTCTGTCTGATAATATGTTATTGCATCATATGTACGGACAACTGAGTCAGCGGGTGCCTTACGGCGGTTACTGGAAAGAGCGAACGGTAAAGGTATTGCGTCATAAAGACTTGTTGTGATTTATTCTTTTTTTTTTGACTTAGAGAAAAGAGCAATGAAGAAATTATTTCTAATGACGGCTTTAGTTTGTTTGATGTTAATGAGTGGGTGTGTAGGGGTTGCAAGTAAGGATATAAGAAGCGTTAGGCATGAAGTGTTTTTTTCAGATAAAAGCCCCGATAATTTTAGATATTGTTTAACTGATAATTTAGACAATTTAAGAGATGGTAGAATGTTAATAGAACCAGTTTTAAATTCTAAGTCGGTGGAAATATTGATTGGAGGACAGCAACTATTAAAGATGAGATATTATCACAGAGTGGTTATTTCGGAAGATAGAGGAAAGACCAAGGTGTCAATACAGAGTTTAGATGACTATTATCGTCCACTAACAAAAAATGAATTGAAAGCAATGGCTGAAAATTGTTTATAGCCGAAGGTGAATGCAGGAATAACCTAATGAGGTAGAAAATGGCTTTTATTGATGTACCGATGAGAACAATCCGTATGCACGGACCGTTAATTAAATATTTCGGTAAAGAATTTAGATATAAAGCATTAGATGTGAAAAAAGCAATTGATGCTATGCGTTGTTTATTGCCGGGTTTTGAGAAATATATGATGGAGGCTCACAAGAAAGGGCTGACATTTGCGATTTTTGTTGGCGGTAAAAATATCAGCAAAGATGAACTGGATATGACAAAAGGCACGGAAGATATTCATATTTTGCCCGTGATCATTGGCAGCAAGCGCGGAGGATTATTTCAAACAATATTAGGTGTGGCTTTAATTGCGGCGGCTATCTGGAACCCTTTATCTTTAATGTCAACAGCATTCGCGCAAGGGATGGGTATGGTAGGGGCATCAATGGCTTTAGGCGGTGTTGTTCAAATGCTGTCGCCGCAAATGCCCGGTTTGAGAATGCGAGAATCCCCGGATAATAAACCCTCATATGCTTTCGGCGGACCAGTCAACACCACAGCCCAGGGCAATCCGGTTGCCGTACTGTACGGAACGCGCGAAATCGGCGGGGCAATTATTTCAGCTGGGATATATACCGAAGATCAGCAATAAATCACAAGCCAGGGATGGCTCACTGTAAATAAATTCAGTAGCGTATAGATATATATATTTTGCTTTGTTATATTCTGGGCGGGCGCTTGGGACTATCTGTCTCTGGCGTGCTGGAGCAGATAGAAGAAAGCCCCAAATGATCTTTCAATCAATTTGAGGCGCATCTAATGCTCGACAACATAAGATTAGCCTCTTACACGCCGAAAGGCAAGGAGACGCTAACCATGAAACAGCAAAAAGCGATATTTATCGCCATCGTTATTTGTATTGC